TTTTGCTTCCGAGGCAGAGCCCGCGCTCGCCACCAAAGCACCACCAGCCACAGCCCAACCAGTGCCCAACGTCCAACCTGTATTACTGTCAAACGCGCCATTTGCAATTGTGTTTTCTTCAATGCTAACAATATGCACTGTTTCGCCAACTAAGCGCGTGCTTACAGTATGAGTATTAGAAGCAACCGTAATCATCTTGCGCTCAGCTGAATCCAAAGAATAGTCTGCGTCAAACATTTCAAAAAAATACTTTGCAACTCCGTTTATTTTGCGCTCAACGCATCCGAATAGCTTTTCATTAACCGCACACATAGACATCCAGCGACCATGCGTAACCCAGTTACACCAAGCTGCAAAATTTTCTGTTCGCAAGGCGTGATACACAGCAACTGTGCCGTCATCATTGCCAAAGTACCCAAAGCTTTCTGGCCGTCCCTCTGTGTAATTTTGCACAGCAGAAAAATTTACTCGCCGCACAATATCCGTTGCGATAAAAGAAACCGGTCGAGTCTTTACGCGAAGAGTAAATTGATCTCGCTGAGTTTCTCGAATTAGACGACCCTGCAATTGTGGGTAGCTAATTGATTCGTCATAAACAATTGGGCGAACAAAGCTAGCGCCGTAAGGTTCGACACTCTTTGGATTAAAAGACGCAGGGGTTACTGGCGCGGTGTCTGTTTCAGGAATAAACGCTAACGCGTTTTCAGAAATAACAAACAAGACTTCAGAGCTAACCAGATGCTGGATTTCTCCTACAGCGGAGCCAGCAACTGAGCCGCTAATTGCCTCGCTTGCTAGGCCAGTACCAAAATCAAAATTAAAAAACGCTGCTGATTTTGAACCAAACACATGGCTTGGCGCATTATCAGAGCCAGCAAACCACAGGCGTCCTTGATGAAAAGCCACTGCACGAGGGTAGCCACGCGCATCGCTAAATGCAGACTCGAACCAATCTGAGCTTGCGGCGGTTGTCCCTGTGCTGACCCAGGCAGCTGTTACCTGCGTTGAGCTAGTAAACCCTGTAATTTTTGCTTGAACATCATCTTTAACTAAATACGCCCCAACATGGCTTGATAAAAAAGTAGCCGCTGAAGCTGTGAAAGTTGTTGATCCAGTGGTAGCTCCTGCCGTTAGCGTTATATCAGCAGCTGCGTACCTAAAAATAGGTTGCTTAGAGTTGCCAGTAGAGTCTTCTTCCCAAGCAAAATCAGCTAAAGCAAAGGTATTTGATGCCGTACGTTTTAAAGTTTTGTGCTTGAACCCGTGACACAAGATCATTGTGTCGCCTTTTTGGTCCCAGCGAATTTTGTCTACCTCAGAAAAGGTAGTCCAAGGAATCCCCGAGGTAATAGTCTGCTGTAGAGTGCCGTCGATTGTGTAAACAAAAATGCGCGTCACTGCAATCGCAATAACGTTGACTTCTGTTTCATTAAAAACGAAAGGTATAAGCCGAACTTTTTGACCAAAATCTGCTAGATACGGGGTTCCGCGTCTACGCTCAATGCCGCCTTGAACAAGCACTTCAAAGTTTTGAACCACCTCTCCACCATTCTGGTACATAGAGGTTTCTACACGACCGAGCATAGACTCGTCGATTCGACCGGAACTAAAGTTTGATTGGAGCAGCCTGGCTAAAGGCATGAATAATCACCCTCGCCAGTTGTTCCGGCGTCCGCTTGTAATTCGGTTTAATTGAATTTTTTTGGTGGTGTGGCCTTGTGCGTCACGCGTTCCAGCCTTCATGATTTCCATGTCGGCTTTGTCGTCCAGAGACCTAGCTAAATTTGCGCGCTCTTGCACAGAAGACGCAAGAACAGACGCAAGCTTAAGCACTACCGGGTAAGTGAAATAACCAGGCCAGCGTACCTCGAGTTCACGAAATGTGTAGTCGAGCACAACAGTGTTGTTTTCGTCGTAGCCGCAATAGATATATTGGTTGTAACGATTGAACTCAATAAGGCCATCGTTAACTGTAACTGCCTGAATGTTTAGAACATCAGTAGGAAGGGTCCACGCATTAGACCAACGGCCTGCGGGCGTCTGCGTTTCGTGGCTTAAAGCAACTTGCGAGCTAGCAAAGCGCCAGGGATACATCCCTAAGATGGACTCAACCAGCACGTCGTAAATAACGTTAAGTGCTCGGCCTTCTGCCGTATCGTCATCAAACGACGTAATGGGATCGATACCCACCAAGCCGCACGCTTTTTGCGCAACTGAAACTTCGGTTAAGCCTGACATAACTTATAAAGCGGGGAGAGGCGCTGAGCATCCAGCTACTCAGCGGTCCCTCCCCTGTTCTCCCTTGGAGGAAGCTCTTAAGTACCGTTCACAGTAGTAACTGTGCTGGCGTTGTCGGCAGAATTAACTACCAATACGTCAACTGTTACTGCGTCAGTATCTACCGAGATGATCACGTCGCCGAGGTTCAATTCGCCCCGTCCTGTTTGTGAATCATAGGTATTGTTGAAGTACCCAGAGCCAGCAACTGTGCCAATTGCATCAGTCGTTTTGTAGCCCCAGAGGTTAAACGGACCTGCTGAGATCCGATGTAGTTTAGTACGATCCAAAGCCATGATTAGGACTCCGTTGCGCGCAGCTCATAGCCGCCAGTAAGGTCAATAATGCAGCCGCCTTGTGACAACGAACCTACGCACAAATGAGCGGCCTTCAAGCCTTGCCAGGTAACGTCCAAAGACACTTCCTGACCTGACGCAAAGCCAAATGCTGACTTATGCCAAGCGTAAGAGCTTCGCACTGCACTATTTTTAGTCCAGCCAGAGAACGTAAAGCAGTTAAATGAAAACCACTTTTTGTGCGAGCCAGCGCCACCACGAAATGGAAGCTCAGACTCAACAACGTAGTCTCGATCAGCAAAAGCTGCAATGCCCATAAGGTCTGTCCAACCTTGTGGAGCAACGCTTAGGTTACGTTGACCGTCGTCTGCTACATCGTTATTACCCATGTGCTCGTAGATCTCTTCGACCTTCGCCTGGGTTACACCGCCAGCACTAGCTGTTTGCTGAGAAGCACCCGACCAACCGCCAGCATCCATAGCCGTAACCAAAATAGCGTCGGATTTACGACCCATGGCAGCGGATATAGATTGCGCAGCAACTTGGCGCTCGTCATGCTCAACCTTCAGCTCATCTAATTTGTCGATAAACTCACCGGCATAATAGTCTGCCAGCGTGCATTCAACAGCCGTGTGGTTGAGATTCAGAATAGGCACGTCAGAATTGCGGCCTTTGGTTTGGGCTTCGCCCTTGCCAACAACCTGAAACGTAGTAGATTGACCCGTCACATTGTTTTTGCGACGAACCATGTCGGTCAATTTCGAGCCCATACGCTGGTACTCGAGATGCACCTCTGCTTCGAATTGCTTTACGAAGGAGGTACTGATGGTGTTATCGGCCATCGTATATTCCTCTGATTACTGTTGGAAGAAAACCTTTCGGTTGTCCTCGCGATCGTCCAGAGGTTGTCCGGGTAAACCGGGCCGACGACGTGCGCTAGGGCCGCTCGGGCGAAAGACTACACCCGAATACAGAAACAATGCAAATTATTAATACCCTTTGCGAGGCTTTGATTTTCTTGCCTTCGGAGGTGATTTTTTGGCTTTCATTTTTTTTGCATATTCTGCGGCTTTTTTCTTCCCTGCCTCAGTGTATTTAAAGCGTTTTCCCATAACGTTAGGCATGCAAATATTCTCGTCTTGTTAGTCACAAAGCCTGGCTTAATCCTTAGGCTTTGCATCTGGGTTATTAAGAAAATAATGAGTCAATCTAGAATTAGCCGCTTCCATTTCCTTGCGATATGCACCTCGGAAAGCGTAATTTCCTGCTCTAACAAACTGCTTGCCCGCTGAAGTTGCTTTTCGACTGGCTTGCCGCTCCCATGCCAGTTTTTTAGGCTTTGCGGGCAATTTTTTAGCTTTTGCTGGTGCCTTCCTGGCTTTACTAGGCGCGCTTTTGCCTCTAGTTTTCTTGGTTGGCATGTAAATATCCTTAAGTTTCGTTGAAATTTTCTCGCTTACGCGCGACCGCGCTGAGCTCCATCGTGAGCTTGAGTCCCATATAGCGTGTCATACATTTGCTGCACTTCAAGATGCACTTTTTCATTGCCTGCCCGATACTCTGGCGTATCCATTTTTGCGCGAATATCTAACTCGGTAATGCCCGCATTGCCGCCAATGCTATTGTGCCCTGGCGGGGCACCATCCCAATGGGATGTCATATGCTCAAGCGCTTGCACCAGC